CTCAATGAGGATGAGGGGCAGCCGTATTCGAGCCGACGCCTTCAACTGAGTAAAAACGACATCAGCACCCTCAACAGGAGTATGGCTACCATAGGCCAGTAAACGTTCATCTGTGTTGACAGATTAACAATTAGCCAGTATTCTTTAGGGTACAAACCTAGAGGATATTGGCTAATCTGTTTATACAGATAGCCCGAGGAGAAAGATGCCAGATACTGCTACTGAGCAGTCCGGCGTTGCCGTATCGGAGCAGCCCGAGGGAATGGGTGAACACCTAGATGGTGCGACCACCCTAGACCTGAACGCTGTGGCCGGGAGTAACGAGGCTGTGGCTGATGGCGGGTCAACGTTCGATCCCAGTCTGCTGGAGTCCGATGAAGGAATCCTGAAGATTGCGGACAAGTTCCCTAACCTAAAGGGGCTTCTGGAAAAGCAACGCAAGGACGGCGAAAACATTGGCCGTCAGCGTTTTGAATCAGAACTCCGCAAGGATATGGGGTCTATCGCACGGGCTCAGGCTTACCACGAGAATCTGATCAAGCAGATTGAGGAAACGGGATACATCCCGCCCCAACTTGCCAAGCAGACTCCACTCATGGTCAAAGCCAATGAGGATTGGGTTAAGTCTCAACTGAGCAAGGCGTGGGTTGAAGCCACTCTTAATAACTTCGGAGAATCCGAGGCGGGAGTTATCCGCTCCATTCTAGACAGTATGGAAGATAACCCGGATGGCATGGTAGACATTGCCTCTAAGACGTGGGAAGCCGCCGCTAAGACAGTTAAGTCAAAGACACTAACCGATCTTTCCCTTGATGAAGTCCCGCAGGATTCAAAACTCTACAAGCAAATTGCCGAGAAGGTTCAGAAGGAAGTCGAAACCGAACTGAGCGCTCGCAACCTACAGAGTAACCGGCGCACCAATGCGCCCACTACCCCGTCAGGTGCAATTGCTGGAGGTATGAATGCAGAAGAAATTATCAACATGTCCGATGCCGACCGGCAGCGTTGGATGAGTAAACTCTCGGATAGCGACTTCAAGAAAGCGCGAGATGTACTCTTCAAGGCTGCGCTAGGCTAGGGCCAAACTAAAGGAACCTACCCAAGATGGCGCTTTACCCATCAACGGTACAGAGTGCAATTCCTCAACTTTGGGCTGAGGAACTTCAGCGCGCTCTACGCCGTGTTCTCGTTTACGCCAACGTATGCAACCGCAAGTACGAAGGCATCCTCAAGGAAAAGGGCGACTCGGTTCGCATCCAGACCGTCGCTGACATTTCAATTGGTGCATACACCCGCAACACCGACGTGTCCCTTCAGACGCTAACCACGACTGACATCGTGCTTATCGCTGATCAGGGCCGCACGTTCGGCTTCAAGTACGACGACGTTGACGACGTGCAGGCGCTACAGGGCATCATGGAAGAAGCCATGAGCCGTGCCGCCTACAACATGCGCGTCGAAGTTGACTCGTATGTTGCCGGTATTCTTCAGGATGGCGTACAGGCCGCTAACCAACTGACCGCTGCCACTTCGGTTGGCACCGGCGCTGGTGACGACGACGCCTTTGAGATTCTTGTTGACCTCGCTGTGACCCTCAGCAACAACTTCGTCCCAGAGGACGGTCGTTGGTGCGTGGTTCCCCCGTGGTTCGCCGGTGTTCTTAAGAAAGACCCACGCCGTTCGTCCTTCGGTACCCCGGAGAACATCTCTCAGTACGGTGAGGGCATCCTTGGTATCGACACTGTGTCTGGCCTTCGCGTGTACGTGTCCACGAACACCCCAGACGGCGGTACCCCCGGCTCTAAGACCATTATTGCTGGCTACGATGACGCTGCTACCTTTGCGGAGCAGGTTACGAAGTTTAAGCAGGTCGAAGCGCCCACTGGTTTCTACACCAACAACTTCGGTCTAATGGTCTACGGCGCTAAGGTCACTCGTCCTTACGCACTGGCGTCCATTGACGTAACTGCTGCATAAGGGAGAGGAGTACTTAAATGGCTGACACTGCTGTCGCAGTAACTAACATGGACTTCTCGACCGTTGGCTACGCTTCGTCCGGCGATTTCTCGTCCGGTTCGATTGGCACTTCGGTCACGGCGGGAAACGTCGCTGTCATCACCGCACCAGCGGGTGACACCGGCCACCTTGTCTTTACGTTCTACAACGCCTCTGGCGGCGCTACTGCAACCTTTGTTGCTGGCGATGAGCCACCGTCTGAGAACTCTGGTATTGGCAACTCTTCGGCAATTACCCTTACGGCTGACAAGCCATACATGGTAGTTATCCCGGCTGGTCGCTACGTTCAGGACAACGGTACTATTCGCATCAACATTGCTACCAACACTACAATTGTTGGTTGCTACCGTCGCCCAACTGGTAACTAAGGGGGTTTGAAATGACTCTACTTGGTGGAGTTGTTATCCCCGGCATTACGAATAAGGGCTACGTAAACTCGGCTGCGCTTGACGTTATCAACGTTACGGCTGACGCCGCTGACGCTATGACTGTAGCGCAGACCGGCACTGACTACATCTTTCAGGTAGACGCTGCTACCACCGACGCTGTAACCGGTATTAAGATTACCGGCGCAGCGGAGGGAGATGATGTAGCGATTGAAGTTATTTCTTCTGGTACTAACGAAGCGATGACATTCAACGCCAAGGGTTCCGGCGCAATCACAATCGGTGGGGTTTCTACCGGTGATGTGAACGTCGGTAGCGCAGCAAGCAACTACGTCAACTTCGCCCGCACGGGCGTTGCTGACGGTACTGGTTCTACAGCAACACTGCTAAAGGCTGGGGGCGCAGGTCGCCCAACATCGGCAACTCAGGCTGGCTGGCTACCTATCAAGGTTGCTGGCGTGGCTTCGTGGCTCCCGTACTGGCAGTAAGTTAAATGGAACTCACGATTGAGGTTATTAGGTCAAAGATTGGCGAACTGCAACTACAGTTGTGGGCTGCTGAAGCAGAGATCGAACGCCTCAATCGTGAGGCATCCAAGAAGGTGACGAAGTGACGAGTCCATACGCAATTCCTTTTACGGGCGGCTGGAACGTCGCCACCTATACTAGCGATGACATGTCGGTTGATTGGCAATCCACTTCATCGCCCCTGACTCTGTTTGATGTAACTGGCAATGTAGCCGTCCGAGTATTTGGGTGGAGCAACGCCGCTATTACCGGCGCGGGGACTATCGCAGTCGGTGTAACCGGCAACACCGGGCATCTGTTACCAGCCACTGGGCTCAACAACCCTAGTTATTTTCCTGACGCTGGGTACGTGTGGGCGGACGCTACGCCTACCACTCACATTGATGAGATTCCAGCAGGCGGTAACTTCCACATTATTGCTGGTGGATTTGACATTATTGCTACTATTACCAGCGGCGTAACCGCTGGCGCTATCACGCTGGTATGCCAGTGGTACCCACTAACTCCCGGCTCTACTGTGACGGTTCACTAATGGCAACTAGCCGCAAGGAACTTATTACCATCGCGGCTCGTCGCATTGGCGGGCGCACCGGGGAAGTCCTCTCCGGTAGCGCCACTACTGCCGTACTAGAAGGATTAGTTAATACTACAGGCGACAACACCTATTACTTAGGCGACCGCCTCATCTTCCTTGACGCCACCAATGAAAGCGACAAGGAGCGGCTGATTACCGGGTGGAACGATGCCACTGGCACGGCTACGTTTGCTGCGCGTTCAGTATCACCACCAACTGGTGAGTCGTACATCCTAGTCAACCGTGAAGACTACACCCTCAATGAATTCCGCCTTGCATTAGACAAGGCTATTGACTACACCCGACTGACGTACCGTCAGGTTATCCCCGCTACGCCCAACCTAGACCTGTACCCATTGAACACAATGGATTGGCTAGAAGGCTCCGGCGACGTTGATGCTGTGTTCTATGACGAGTCGCCAGTATCGCTGCACAATGAAGACTTTGCCCTCTGGTGGAATGGCTCTACTGACGCACCAGATGGGTGGACTCTCGATAGCGGTTCGGTAGAACAGAAGTCTGGCGGCTTGCGTTCCGCGTACTACGCCGAACTTACTGGCGGACAACTTACCCAGTCATTCTCCCAGCCACTCGTACAGTGGCTTACAAGGCGCATTGCGCCCGTCTACATCCCTATCCGTGGTGCTGCATGGGTGGTAGCCAATACCCCTAACAATGCGCGCGTCGGTATCTACGATGGTTACACAACTACATGGAGTGACTACCACACTGGTGACGGCGTACCTCAGTACCTTTCCCTGTCCGTTACGCCCAACGCCAGTCAGACAGAGTTTACTCTTGTCCTAGAGGCTGACGGAGTGGCGCAGTTCCACGCTGCCGTGTTCATGCAGAACACTGTCGCTGCGCCCAACGCCTTCCAGATTCGTGACGCTGGCTCCCAGTTCTATTACGAGTCGGAGATTAACAACGTCGTTCGCAACATCGGTGGCGTACCTACTATTGAGTTTCAGAAGTATCCGGCTATCCTCAGCCAGATTATTGTGTACTCTCGCCGCCCGCTTCCATACCCGATGACATCAGACTCAAGCGTGGTGCCAGACGAGTTCCGCCGTGCCCTTACCGCTGGCTTGCTGCGCTTCATGCTACAGGCCAACAAGCCTAACCAAGACCGCGCACGCCTTGACACTGTGATGAACGCAGAGGCAAGCGTGTGGAACCGTATTACCAACAATGCTGTAAGTCTTCCGGTGCCGAAGCCTCCGGTCAGGTATGAAATCAGGGGGGCGTAATGCCACTAGACGATTCCGCCGCAAAGCGGAAGGTTGCTACGTTTACCTTCATTCAGCGAGTGGACGCAGATAACAAGACAACATGGGAAGTAGTGCATCGCGGGCAGATTGTTGATTCATGCAAGACTGAATCAGAAGCACAGAAAATCATTGCACCGCTAATTGACCTAGATGTAACTGAAGTTAAGTTTGGACGACTCTAATGAGCGGATACCAGTTTACTAACGTAGCCAGCATTGAGCCTGTATCAGCAGCCGATGGAATGCTGAAGGGCAACCTGCCCATCTACAACGTAGTAAGTGGTTGTGCCCCAACCTACTCAGCGTCCAACATGACCGTTGACTGCGCTGCTGGTGTTGTCACCCACTTCGGCACTACAGTTACCGTTACTGGCGGTGCCGCTTTCTGGACGCTGGTAGCAGACGCCTCTAACCCCCGCTGGACATGGCTTGCTATCAGTAGCGCTGGTGCTGCGGTCGTGGTCAGTGGCACGGCGGCAGCCACACCCTCTGTCCCCGCTCTAGGCGACCGTGTTGCCGTGGCTCTGGTTCGCGTTGAGGCCGCTCAGACCGTTGCGGCCAACATCTCTACCAAGATTGACAAGCGCCTCCCCATCGCAACCACTGTAGACATTCAGGAGTTTACCTCCAGCGGTACATGGACAAAGCCGATTGGCGCTCTTACTAACTCCGTCACGCAGATTATCGCAATCGGCGGCGGTGGTGGTGGTGGTAAGGCTGGCACTGTTTCTGGCGGTGGTGGTGGAGGTGGCGGTGGTAGCCGCTACCGTTCCATTCTTACCTCCGCCCTCAGTGCTACCGAAACCGTAACAGTCGGTGCTGCTGGTACCGGCGCAACCGCAAGCGCAGGCTCTGCCGGTGGCACGACTACATTCGGCACTAAACTTTCAGCCCTCGGTGGCGCTCTTGGCTCCAACGGTGGAGCAAACACCGGCGTTGGTGGTCTAGGCGCTGCTGGCGGCGGTCAGTTGGGTTCGTCCTTCGATACTAATAATCTCATCGTTTACTCAACCTATGGTGAAGGTGAAGCGGGCGGTGTACTGAGTTACAACCAGACTAGCGCACAGTGGAACGGCGGTGCGGCACAGTACGGTGGTGGCGGTGGGGCCGCTGGTGGCGGCTCTACAATTGGCGTCCCACGTACTGGTGGCCTGTCGCTATTCGGTGGAGGAGGCGGAGGTGGCGGTGCTGCCTCTACAGTAAACACGACTGGCGGTACGGGTGGTGCCACTGGCACTGGCTCTACCACGATTGCTGGTGGCGCAGGTGGTACAAGCGGTAACACCGGCAGCAACGGAACCGTGGGCGCTAACTGGACAGGTGGCTCTGGTGCCGGTGGCGGTGGTACTGGTGCAGCCGGTGGCGTTGGTGGCGACCGTGGCGGCGGTGGCGGTGGCGGTGGAGCCAACGGCGGCTTTGGTGGCAACGGCGGCAAGGGCTACTGCGTAGCCATCACGTTTATCTAAGGTAGATTTATGCGGTACATCATCGTTGACGCCAACGACATCATTATCAATGCCTGCGATTGGGATGAGAAGACTGAATGGTCTGCCCCTGAAGGCTGCTTGGCAATCAAGGAAGATCGCGGTGATATCGGTGACACCTATAAGAACGGTGCCGTCGTTCCAGCCCCTGAGCCCACCCCAGAACCACAGCGCCCATCATTTGAGGATCTTGTACTGCGGGCTTCCACGTTTGATGAACTCAAGACTCTTGTAGTTGCTAACGCAAACAAGTAAATGCCAGACTATTCTGTCGGTGAGTTGTCCTTAGACGGAAGACGATACGCAATCGTCTCTGAGACTCTGCTGCCTAGCGGAACTCGGAGCATCCAGCGTAACTTTCGTGCCACTAACGTTACCGACCCTGCGCGTCTACGCCGGGTAGCATGGGACATCTGGGGGCCGATCGGCTCCTCTCGCCAGTCAATGTCTGGAGGTATGCTCCGCACTGACTACGTACAGAACCTAGACACTCGATGGCCCAAGCGCCTTATCTCCAAGGGTGCGCGTAACCCTATTGACCTTACTGGACAAGACCCGTCGCCAACGATTGGTCTTGCCATCTATGATGAGTTTGTATTTGATGATGCTGATTATGCATTTGACTCTGGATCTTTAATTACAAACACCCAGTATTTTGATGAACAGTCTGGTTCTATCTTCGCTCACCGTGGATACGTTAGCACTCAGGTATACATCCCCACATGGACTGCCGTTGATTCTAATTTATGGCTCGCTCCGGTAGCGGGCGCTGCCAATTGGTATGGCTACGGTCGCATCGGCCTAGGTGGGCTTCAGCCTATCCAGACACGAACCGGCGTCACCTCAACATCTGCTGTATACACAGACACTGAAGACTTAACACATACCCTTGTATACGGTACTGCAATGGTACCCGGTTCTGACCGCCTTTGGTTTATCAACGCTAACTCTGCCGGTACAAACAACAACTGGGTTGTATACACACTAGATAGTTTTGAAACATTATCCGCACCACTACAGGTTGGCGACCCGCTAGTTAGCGCTACAGGCATCGGGCCGTTCGGCCCATTTACCTTCTTTGGTAGTGAGACTGGACTATACACCTTTACTGACCAAGGCAAGCCAATCCCCCTGTCTCGCGCCCTAGCCAACCACAAGTCCCTTCTTAATGGGGCGCAGTGGGCTGACCCCGGATGGGGCTGGAACTTTGCCATCACTGACATCGGCCTCCGTGCGGTCAATGGTACGACAGATAACCCTGTAGGCATCGGAGAGCGCATGCGTGCGTTTACGGGCCACAACGGGGTTCCTACAGCCGTCTGGGCAGAACGTGGTGAGTTGTTCGTGGCATATCTGACCACCAGCAATGACACCTACATTTACCGCTGCGTGTTCTCAACGTCTGCTGCCGATGGTGCATACGGGGCGCAGACGGCTTCTACTGGTCAGCCTGACTTTTACCCCATGCACTACCTGCCAAACACTCAGGTCGAGGCAATCTTCTCCACTAACAGCACAGCGGACACCACGCTGATGTGGGGCGAAGACAGCAACATGGCATACGAGACTATCTCTCGTATTGGCCGTGATGACCTCATGCCAACCCGCGTGTACTCCACTGAGGGCGGAACGTGGTACGGGACTGAACTGGATGTTGACCCCAACCTCCTGAAGACTCTACGCCTAGTCCGCCTTCGCACAGTAAGCATGGAACCGGGTGACAATTGGACTGTCGGCGTAGTGTTCGACCCCGAAGATGGCAACGATTACGTTGACATTGGGGCTGTTTATGATGACGGCGTTCAGACCATCTACCCAGTCCTGAATTACTACCCGCTCGCATCAATGACTGGGCGTACTATCAAGCCTCGGCTTACTCAGGTAGCCGGTGGGTCTAACTCTTCTTCTACCCCTCCCGAAATCAACGGCCAGATGGAGATGGAGTACGACGAGCGCCCCGCAATCATCGAGGAGATTATCGTCCTGATTGAGTTGACTGGTACTAACTACACCAACAACGAAGTCATGGATACGTTCTCGCTCCTCATGAGCCAGCAGTCCAGCGGCCCATTCCGCATCACCCTCCCTGACGACATCCCGCCCGGTGGGGGCGGTCAGCAGCGCTGGGGCATGGTTGCCGACGTACGTAACCGCCACGACCTCAAGACTCGTGATGGCAACGGCATCGAGTGCGTTGAGTTAACCCTCCACATGTGGAACACCGGCCAGTCGGAGTACATCTAATGATGATGTACCCGAACGCTGGGCGTACCAACCCAACTGCAAACCAGTTGGCTCTTGGTTCCTTCGTTATCCCGTTCTCGGATAGCGACCCCACTACTCAGACCAACTGTCCAGAGGGACTTACGTACTTCTGGCTAGACAGTGGTGATATCAAGTTGTCTATTTTCGATAGGACAGTGGGTTGGAAAACAACAACGCTGACATGAATGATTGCATGTGTGGGGGGCGCTGCGCCTGCAATCAAGTTGTTATTTCGCCCGAAAAACTGACTCTATCTGTAAAGGAATCTTAAATGGCCGCACCTTCCGCATGGACGTTTACTAACAACAGCCGCACTTACCTACTAAACGGTACGTTCGACATTGACTCTGACACATACAAGATGGCGCTGTTTACTTCGTCGTCTAACCTCGGCGCGGCAACCACCACTTACGCTGGTGTTACCAACGAAGTGTCGAACGCTAACGGTTACACCACTGGTGGTGTATCGGTCACGCTTGGCCTGTCTGGAACTACCACTGTTACAGTGTCAATTACCGACGCAACGTGGACTGCATCTGGCGCTGGTATTACAGCGCGGTTCGCTGCTGTCTACGAGTCCGGTGGTAACGTACTCTGCTACTGCACCCTAGACTCCGCACCTGCCGACGTAACAGTTGCCGCTGGTAACTCTCTTACGGTGTCCGGCAGCAACAACCTGTTCACGCTGGCGTAAGCCACTGACAGTAAGCAGTACCGCTCCGGGGCATCTGAAGCCCCGGAGCGTGGGGCGCGTAATTGGCAATTGTCGTCACGTCGCTCGTTGGGGCTGGGAACCAGACTGGTTCGGCAAATATTGCCGCCCCACCCTAAAAACAACTACAGGAGATTTCAATTAATTACGTCATTACTCCGGCTCCCGGATATGTTATCTATGACGGATTTAACTTTGACGATGCCGGATATGACTTTGACCTGAATGAAACTACGCTTAACACCGTTGGCAAGGTGCCAACGGTTAATGTAGGTAAATATATTGCACCTGCCGCTGGCAGCCTGACGCTCACTGGGAAAACACCGACACTTAAGTCAACCCTGCGTCCCGCTGCGGGGGCACTGACATTAACGGGTCAGGCAGTCTCTCTGAAGACGACGCTGAAGCCTGCTGCCGCATCGCTGACGCTATCCGGCCAAACACCATCGCTGACATCTAAGATTGCGCCCGCTGCTGGAAGTTTGACCCTTACCGGCCAGACTCCTGTTGTAACAATTAGTACAACAATTGTTCCTCTCGCTGGTTCTCTTACTGCTACTGGGCAGACAGATACCCTAACTAGCACGCTGCGCCCAGCGGCGGCATCACTAACACTTACCGGACAAACGCCCGGAGTTATTGTTGGTGCATACATTAATCCCGCTGCTGGCTCTCTGGCGCTTACCGGGCTTACTCCAAGCATCAAACTGACGATTGCGCCAGCAGCCGCATCACTCACCCTGAGTGGTTCAACACCTACAATCTTCATTGGATACCTGATTAAGCCACCGGCTGCGTCCCTTACCCTCACGGGCCAGACGCCAAGCCTTGTGACTATCAGCAGAATCTTCCCAGCCGCTGGGGCACTTGCGCTTACTGGCCGCACGCCAGCACTCAAGTCTACCCTTCGGCCAACGGCTGGCAGCCTGACTCTTACGGGCGCAACCCCTTCGTTGAAGTCGCTGGTTCGTCCAGCGGCAGGGGCTCTGACAGTCAGCCTTAGCACCCCGATCATCGCATACAGCGTGCGCCCCGCAGCGGGGTCGCTGATGCTTTCTGGGAGCGTCCCTGCGCTGCTGTCGGTGGTGCGGCCCACCGCTGGCGCGCTGGTTCTCACTGGTCAACAGGTGGGATTTGCAGGTAGTGTCAGTCTAGCAACGCAAACTACGTCTGTCGGTATTCGTATCAATTCAACGTATGTCGCGATGGGGTCTTCGGCAACCAACGTGGCAGTTCGTAGCGCTGCAACAAACGTAGCAGTAGAAAGTCAGGCATTTTAATGAATAACTACGGTGCTCCAATCGCCGCATATATTCAGGGGAATACGGTCAGAATCACCGCTACGTTTACAGACTTGTATACGGATGAGGCTGACCCTACCGATGTTGAATTCACCACCCACGCTCCCGATGGTACGGAGGTAACATACGTCTACGGTATCGACCCTGAAATCACCAAGGATTCTACAGGCGTTTACTACTGTGACTTTGTTATCAATCAGGGCGGTACGTGGACGTACCGATGGACTGGTGTTGGGGTACTGGTGGCCGCTGGGCAAGGTTCCCTAGAAAGTATCCCGGCTAACCCATGAGCGATGAGGTTATTGACCGGCTGGCGCGCATCGAGACAAAGCAGGACGCCATCATTACGGCTATCGAACAGATGTCTCACACCGTATACGGTAATGGCAAGCCGGGTGTACTTGAAGAGTTGGCAATCTTAAGAACAAAGATTGAGGAGCGTACCGCCTCCAACCCTGCTACTGTCTTTGGGATAGGTGGCGCAGCGGCTTTCTTGGTAACTATTGCCGAAGGTTTTATCAGAGATAAGTTAGGTCAGTAACATGAACTTTGACATTAACGATGAGGTAAAAAAGATTCTTGGTTCCACCAACTCAGAGGAAATGATGACTGCCCTGAGTGAGACTCTTGCTGAACACCCGGAGGCTTACACCGTAGTCATTGTCTATGACGAAGAAGCCGGTTACTTTGAGATGCTTGGTACCGAAGTGCCAGCGGCTTACGCTATCGGCCTGCTACACGCTGGCATTGATTCACTCATGACTACTTGGTTCCCACATGAGGAAGAAGAGGAAGATTAGGGGGTTGACGGCCTATGCGTCGGTGGCTAGAATACTCGAAGAGGCTGATTCGCCTCGTGTCCCTCTCCGCAGAGAACCCCCGGCTCCACCACCGGGGGTTTTCTGTTATTCGGGCTTGGTGTAGATTACCCGCCTGATACCAGCAAGAGAGATGGCTTCTTCACAACCAGAGCATGGCTTCGCCATCATCGGCTCGCCGGTCATTCCATGCTCACGGTACACGTACAGCGTAGCGCCCCTGCAATCCCCTGCCGCAATGATGGCGGTAGTTTCAGCGTGCCTTGACCAGTGATTCCACTGGGTTGAACCGGGGCGGTTGTATCCTACGCTAAGTACACGTCCGCCCTTGACGATAGCAGCCCCCATCTTTGGCTTGATTGGACTCAGCCTAGATGCGGCGCGGGCAACGTGCATCACGTCAGTACCTTAATCCTAAACGTCCCATCCTTCATGGATGTTACGTAGATAACCGGGGCACCGATGGCGAGAGGGGGCATAACGCCATCCTCAGCGTAGGTAATCTCGTCAGGGATGTAACCTCGCAGCCATGATCCGCCAGCCACAACCCGTGAGTCTGTAGCCTTCAGCCTTGTGGTAGCCTCGGGGCCTTCATGGAGTTTTACCGTAGCACCGGACAGCAGTTTGTGGTGATGGGCTACGTAGTAGACGTGGGCGTTAAAGCCCTTGCTCATCTTCTCCAGTTGGTTGAGTGGCGAACCCCACGTACCGCCCCCACCCTGCCCATGCATGGCGAACATACGCATCACAGGGCGCTTGCGCCCCGCTACGTGTGCAGGGAAGCGGTAAGAGATAAGCGCCTGACCAATCTTCTCACCGGGTTCCCCTAGATATGGGGCACCTAAAGCCTCGGCAATGTCATGGTCAGTGGTGCGGATAGTATGAGTACCGTCAGCGTTCTGCACCTTGTACTCATTAAGGTGGTGCCCCTTCAGTAAGAAGTTCCACTTCCCTTCAGTGCCTTCTACCAGTTCAAGGAACTCGCGGGCGTGTTCCTTGCCCTTCTCTTCAAGCATATTTTCTGGCGTGTCGTACAAATCCCCACGTAGGAACGCAGCCTTGAGATGTTTCCTGTTGGACGGTGAGAGCGAGTCAGTGTAATCGCCCCCTCCAAAGAACATTGCCAGTGGGTCTTTCTTTGCTTCAGCAATGTGGGCTACGAACTGCTCCGTAGCCACACCCGCTGCGCCCACTTGAACGTCAGAGATGGGGTACAGATGTACCTCGTTAGTCGGTACGTCTACGATTAAGTGTTTCATCGTTACCTCACCCCCGCCACAGGGTTTACTTGTCGATGCCAAGCATGCGGGCATATGCCTCGGCATATCCAGCAATATCCACGATAGAATCTTCGTGGTCAGGGGTTTCAATCAGACGCGCTACCTTCATGAGAATCATCATGATAGCAACATCTTCAGAGGCAATTTTTGTTGTGCTATACTGGCTTAGATACGCATTCCAAAGACTGGCAATGCGTGCAAAGTTGCGAGACGGATGACCGTAGTTTTCATGCCGGTCATTGAACACGGCATCAGCAGCCCGCTCTAGAATCGTCTTACTGTTGCGGCATAAATCGCATGACGGATCGCCGCAGTTGCCGAGGTCTTCACCCTCAGTGCTCATGTATTTACTCATTGGATTCAAGCGCACGCTGGATGCTGTCGGTTGCGTAACGTACCAGCACCGTAGTTACTACTACCGTGTCAACCACGATGCTTCCTTCCATGGTGCGTACCGCCCCTGCCGCAAGCAGTGCGACAATAGCACCAGAGATTAACTTCTGCTCCTCGTATGGCAGTTTGTTCCAAAGATACTTAATCATTACATTCCTCCCAATTCTTTCGTAAGGCTAATTGCACACACGCCAAACGGCGTGGGAAACGCTGAATCAAATAGTTGACGCATGAAGTCTGGCCCGTCAACAATCAAGAGTTGGAACTTGCCAGTCTTGTCCTGTACCCATGCACCGGTTGCGCCAGCCTGACGTGCAAGGTTCTCAATGTCTGTTGACGTGCCGCCAGTAAACATCACAAGAGATGTTCCCAACTCAGAGAACAGCGGCGGCGATGGTCGGAACTCGGGGGTGATTGATGCGGATGGCGCGCCGCCTACAAGGAACGGCATGGGGTCTACCGTTGACCCGTTCTGCTGGATGCCGAGGTGGAGATGAGGGCCGGTAGCCATGCCAGTTGCGCCCACCTGACCTACTACCTGACCGGCTACTACATCATCACCAATCTTAAGTGGTGATGGCTGGTCAAGGTGATAATAATCCCATGAGTATTCATCGTTCTCAACACGAATCCAGTTGCCAACCATGCCATCACCAGCGGCAGAGATTCGGACTACACCATCAGTCATCGCTATTAGCAGTGGCTGTTCCTCCGGTGTCCAAAAGTCTACGCCAAAATGAAAGTTTGAAGTAATCCCGTTTGCTGTATAGATAGGATCGCGCGGCCCATACGGGCTGGTGACGTTCATTACTACGTCTTGCGGGAACGGCCCGCCACTTACTGTAGGCATACCAGACACAATGCTGGTGTTTGGAATTACCTTACACGGATTTACATTAACCATCTACTCCACCTTCCTACCTATCCTATATAATAGTAACATACTTGCAACTAAGGCATAACTTGTAGGTATCATAATACCTTACAGTAGGCATGTTCTTTGACAGGTACGCTGTGGTGAACTCTCCGAATGGATCGCAGTAGTCACACCAGCCCCACACTACGTTTTCCTTAGAAGCCACCCATGCTCTTTCGCCCATTCTCTGTTCCCCTCAATCCAGTCATGGTGCCTAACGCATAGCGTTACCAGTGGCGAGTCGTCGTGCTGGGTACCACCCATGCTGCGTGGCATCTTGTGATGCACTGTCATCCATCCCCAGCATTCGCCTTCGATGATGCCCTTACCCTCACAAGAGGGGTGTACCCTTAACTTTTCGTCCCTGCGTTTTACCCAGTCCTGATGGTTTTGCTTTCCTTTTGCTGACTGTTTGTTCAGTCCCTTGGTTCGGCGCATCGGTGATCGTTTCATACTTGCGCCTATCGTATTCCTCTAGGTACTTAGCGGCAGCGCGTAGTTTCTGGGGCGTAGCGCCCCGCCCTACCCACCGGGTGTTACAGGTGAAACAACAAAGCCCCCTGACAAACCGCTTCCGGTCTTCAGGGGGCATCTTCTTCCAACCTC